GCTTTAACGGCTCCTCTAATCCCACAGCTGGTGGAACCATTATTAAAATAGCCAAAGATTCTGGTTGGGAACCTCGTGGTGGGTTTTTGGAATGGGACGATATTATTGAATACGATGGTGATGGTATGATCTATGATCCAAAATCTGAAAAGAAACCAACTGAACAACTCATCACTTATCTTGAAACTCTATTCAAAGATGATGAATATGTTGGCTATGTAACAAACGATGTTTGGAAAGACAGTGAAGGCAAATGGAAACCAGATAAAGGACAGTATGATCGCACAGCTAAGGAGTTGATCGACTTACTCAAAAAGTATCCTGATGATATCGGTGCTGTCGTGGGGGATTGGAAAGATGAATGTGGTGCTTGGATAAGATTTAATCCAGTCGATGCTTCAGGCGTTAAGAATGAAAACATCACACGATTTACCTATGCTTTAGTCGAGTTCGATACCATTCCTGTTTCAGAACAAGATGCAATTTATCGCAAGTACGAGTTACCCATCGCTTGCTTAGTTCATAGTGCAGGCAAAAGCCTACATGCAATCGTTAAGGTAGATGCATCGGATTACGAAGAATATCGAAAACGAGTGGAATACTTGTATGGTTTTCTTGAGAAAAAGGGGCTGAAAATCGATACAGCAAATCGAAATCCTTCAAGACTTTCAAGAATGCCAGGTGTCACAAGAAATGGAGTGCTCCAAACCTTAGTTGATTCAAATATTGGACGACTCAACTGGAATGAATGGGTTGATTTCACTGAAGGGATTAATGATCAATTACCGAGTTTTGAATTTATGGATGTCCCTTTAGCAAATCCACCAGCAGTACCGCCTGAACTGATAAAAGGCATCGTACGAGTCGGCCATAAAATGCTCATATCAGGTTCATCCAAAGCAGGTAAAAGTTTCCTATTGATGGAATTAGCAGTTGCTCTATCTGAGGGTATAAAGTGGCTTGGTTTTCAGTGTAAAAAGTCCAAAGTACTCTATATTAATCTTGAAATTGATCGACCAAGCTTTATTAATCGTTTTATCGAAATCTATAAGGCCATGAAACTACAACCTAAACATAGCCATGACATTGCCATTTGGAACCTTAGAGGTGAAGCGATGCCACTTGATAAACTTGTACCCATCCTTGTAAGAAGAATCAAGAATCAAGGCTTCGATGCAGTCATCATAGACCCTATCTATAAAGTCATTACAGGTGATGAAAATAACGCTTCTCAGATGGGTGCTTTTAGTAACCAATTCGACAAGATATGTAAAGAAGCCGGTGTTTCAGCGATTTATAGCCATCACCATTCCAAAGGAGCTCAAGGTTTCAAAAAGGCGATGGACAGAGCTTCAGGATCTGGTGTTTTTGCTCGTGATCCAGATGCACAGCTAGACATGATTCAACTAGAAACCACTGATGAATTTATGGCTCAGTATGCTGATGTTCAAACGGCAACAGCCTGGCGACTAGAGAGTAGCTTACGTGAGTTTTCGAATTTTAAGCCAGTGAACTTCTGGTTTGAATATCCGCTCCATCGAGTAGATGATAAAGGGATTCTTTTAAAGCACTACGCTGATGGTGACCCTAAAGCAAATCTAGAAAAAAGTGGCAAAAGAACTCAAACACCGGAATCTAGAAAAGACGAATTCGATGCTGCTTTTGATATAAACAAGCAGGATGACAATACATGTTTAGTATCAGTATTAGCAGAATATTTAGGAGTTACTGATCGAACAATCCGAAAACGTGTAACAGAGTTTGAAGATGATTACATCAATAATCATGGTGTGATTTCTATAAGAAAATCCGAAGTGGAATAAAGGAAAAATGACTAGTTCCGTCTTAAAATTTGGAATTTGGAATATAGGAAAAATCTTCCTTTGTTCCGTTTTAGACAAAAGTGGAATATAGGGCTTATATATAGGTATGTTCCATTACCGCTGACGCATCGTTTGTAGGATAGGGGATTTAGTGACCCCTATCCCAAACAAATGCATCATCGTCAGCACTTGCCTTTCTTCACTAAAAAAAATCAAAAAAAGGAGAAACCGATGAAAATATTCCTACTACTAGATCCGCCAACAATAACAGCTCAACAAAACAAGGTTGCTCTTGTTAACAATAAGCCTGCGTTTTATAAACCTGAAAAATTGAAGCAAGCAAGAAAAGAACTAATTACACATTTAAAACCATTCAAACCAAATGAGCCGATGAGGGATGCCATTCAACTTGATGTTATATGGAGATTTCCAAAAGGCAAAAGACATAAGCACTTTGAGTGGAGAGTAACAAAGCCTGATACTGATAACCTACAGAAGATGCTCAAAGACTGTATGACTGAAGTGGGGTTTTGGATAGATGATGCTCAAGTGGTTGTGGAGCATGTTGAAAAGATGTGGTCAAATGATCCAACTGGTATCTCGATTGAAATCAATATGCTCAGTAAATTGAAAGAAGATGAGAGTTGATGAAGGAGGAGTTGAGATGGATGTTAAGCAATACCTAAGTAGATATCACTACTTGGAATTAGACATAAAACACATGCAAGACGAAATAAAAGAATACAAAAGACTTGCGAACTCAATTCCTGGCATGAACTTTGATGCTATACGTGTGGATGGAACAAGAAGTCTTGACGCACCCTTCACAAAGTGGATTCATAAGGCTTTGGAAAAGGAACTTCAAATTGCTGACTTTAAGAAACAACTACAACAAGTTAAATGTGAAATCATATCAGTTATTGACAAACTTGGTGACACTGAACATAAAAAACTACTCATCTATCGTTATATAGATTGGGAAAGTTGGAACGTAATAGCAAATAAGATGTATATTTCGTTGTCAACTTTAAAAAGATGGCATAAAATTGCTCTTCAATCTATATTATTTGAATAATTAATTATATAATAAAAAAAGTGGTCGAACTTTGACCACAAAAATTTAAAAAGGAGGGAGAATATTATGAAGAAACTTTCAAGTGTTCTTCCCAATCTTGTAGCAGTAGTGTGATTTTGAGTTGTGTTTCCATTTAGCAGCTTTACACTAAGTCTACTTTGAGTTGGGATTTCAGGAACTTTAATTCTTATTGGTGTATCAATGTATATACTGATTACAAAAAAAGAATAAGAGAAATCTAGAGTGGTGAAGTTCTTAGCCACTCACTTTTTTTAGGAAAATGCATTGGACTTACTAAAAATTTAGGTGGTCAATGTATAATATAGAAGTAATTAATCGATAATAAAATATGACGAAAGTTAGGGGAAGATTATGAATAAACCAACAATATTACTTATAAGATGGTCTTGGGACAGTAACCAAGAGAAAAAATCTGGTAGAGCAACTGTTATAGTGACCTATCCAGATATGTATCAAAGACAAAAAACATTTAACTTTGTTATTGGTGAAGAAGTCGAAATTTATGGTCATTATTATCTAGTTTCCTTAGACTATCGTAGTAATCCAAAATTCGTATGATATTGAACCACTTTGAACCTCTGTGAACCATTGAGAATCTGTCAAGGGTGTGTTAAGATTAAAATGTACAAAGGTGTAGCCACAAGGCAACATATCATGGAATACTGGCTTTAAAACCAGCCTAGAAATAATGAGAATTCAGAAATGGATTCTTTTTTATTTTTGCAGAGATACTTGTAGTATTCCAACTGGTGAGTTATTACAGTTTTTTATCTACAGTTGGAGTGATTAAATGAAAGGAAAAATGCTTGACCTATACGAAAAATGGGAGGCTTCAGGCCATCTTGATGACAAGCTCAAGTCGATATCAGAAATGGTATCTAAAAGAGCAACCCAAAGACAGGTCGCTGAATATCTAGGTATCACAGAAAAAACGATTATCAAATTGAGAAAAGTTCATCCCAAGTTGAACAACGCTTTTCAATATGGCGATGAAGAACTCAAACATAAGCTTCTCGATGCTGTGTATCGAAGAGCGATTGGCTTTGAATATGAAGAAACACAAACAGTGTTTGAAGAAACCAAGACTGGAACTAAGAAGCGTATTACTAAGTTCAAGAAACAGTCTCTACCAGATATCGCTGCGATTAAGTACTTACTCGTTACGAAGTTTGGTATTGAGTATAACGAGAAGAAAGCAGAAATAGAGCTAATGGCTAAACGTTTAGAAAGAGGCGAGGAGGAATGGATCAATGAATATCGTGATGAAGAAAACATCGGAACTGATAGAGTACGAAAACAATCCAAGAAATAATGAGGCAGCTATCGATGCTGTTGCTAAAAGTATCGAGGAATTTGGTTTCAAAGTTCCGATTGTAATTACGAAAGAAAATGTGATCATCGCAGGTCACACAAGGCTGAAAGCAAGCCTTAAGCTTGGATTAGCCACTGTTCCTTGCATCGTTGCAGATGACCTCACAGAAGGGCAAATTAAGGCCTTTCGTTTGGCAGAT